TAAGTCATTGGTGAATTGTATAAAACTATTAGAATCTAATTCGGGCATTATTGGTTTGAATCTAATTTTATACATTGATGAATATATTATAATTATTTATAATATATTGATTATTCATTGATGAATTGTATAAGAACTATTAGAATCTAATTCGGGTATTGATGATTCATTGATGAATTGTATAAAAACTATTAGAATTAGATTCGGACTAAATATCAAAATCTTTATATTTTATAATAATCGCCCTTTTGCGTACCTATCATGTCTGGCATATCTTCCATTTCCTGATTAATTTCAGCAAGTTTTTGAAACAATTCATTTTCAATATCATTAAGAGTTATATTTGATTTTTCTTGAACTACGGTTTGTATAAAATTTTTAAGCTCATTGTACCTACACCCCATACCTGCATCTTTAATTTTAGTAAATAATTTGTAATAGTAAACTTTCAAATGAATATCTTCAAATATTTTATCCATATTTGTTTGAATAATTTCATTCATATCATTTTTTAATTTTTCTTTATCATCTTTAATAATTTGATAAGGAATTTTACTTTGTGATACATTTTCCATTTTTATATATGTTTAATATTTACTTTATTTTTAATATTATTCATTTTTTTTAATATTAGATTCGGGGATTATTGGTTCGAATCTAATTTAAACTATTGATGAATGTTTTTATAATTATTTATAATATACTGGTGATTTATTGATGAAAATTATAAGATTTTATAAATAGTTTGAATATTATATAATTATGTTTTTATGATCTTTTTTAATTTTAATTCATATTAGATATAATACGAAATATTTTTTTACTTAATTAATTTATGGACATTTCCTAATGCACTTACATCTGTAATATTTTCACAATGACTTAAATCTAATGTATGGACATTTCCTAATGCACTTACATCAGTAATATTTTCACAATTACTTAAATCTAATTTATGGACATTTCCTAATGCACTTACATCTGTGATTTTATCACACCAACTTAAATATAATGTATGGACGTTCCCTAATGCACTTACATCTGTAATATTTTCACAATGACTTAAATCTAATGTATGGACTTTTCCTAATGCACTTATATCTGTGATTTTTTTACAATATCTTAAATCTAATGTATGGACATTTCCTAATCTACTTACATCAGTAATATTTTCACAATAAAATAAATATAATGTATGTACATTTCCTAATGCACTTACATCTGTGATTTTATGACAATTATATAAATCTAATGTATGTACATTTCCTAATGCACTTACATCTGTGATTTTATGACAATCACTTAAATCTAATGTATGTACTTTTCCTAATGCACTTACATCTGTAATATTATGAAAACCATTTAAATATAATGTATGGACATTTCCTAATGCACTTACATCTGTGATTTTTTCACAACCATTTAAATATAATGTATGGACATTTCTTAATGCACTTACATCTGTGATTTTTTCACAATCATATAAATATAATGTATGGACTTTTCCTAATGCACTTACATCAGTAATATTTTTACAACCCCATAAATCTAATATATGGACTCTTCCTAATGCACTTACATCAGTAATATTTTCACAACGATGTAAAAATAATGTATGAACTTTTCCTAATGCACTTACATCAGTAATATTTTCACAACCATGTAAAAATAATGTATGAACTTTTCCTAATGCACTTATATCAGTAATATTAGTAGAATTACTTAAATCTAAACTAATTTGTTTGTTTGATTTTTCAACAGAATTATGTATGATGTTACGAAATTCTTCATTATTGTAATATTTTAATGAATAATTTTTATTTAATTTTATGTAAATAAATTTCTTTTTAACATTTTTTAATAGTTTTGTTGAATTTAATAATTTTGTTACATCAATATAACGCATTAATTCAAATACAACAAACTCTTTTTCAAAAAAACATATTTTTGTCATATTATTTTTGTCATAATTAATAATATAATAATTTAAATCAATTTTTCTAAAAAGATAAAATAAAAACATTGAATATAATTATAAATAATTATAAAATATTAGAATCTAATTCGGGCATTATTGGTTCGAATCTAATTTTATATATATTGATGAATATATTATAATTATATATCTTATCTAAGTCTTTTTCATTATATTATAATAATTTTGATAATAATTTTGATAATAATTTTGATAATAATTTTTAAATAATTTTGATAATAATTTTGATAATAATTTTTAAATAATTAAAATTTTTTGTATTTAAATTTATTATATAATATATCATTTTTATTATATTGTAAAAACTTTGAAATATAACATTTTAATTCTATTGGAATACGCAAATTACTAATAAATAATAATTCATTATCTATAGATAATTCATTTTGTTTAATCAAATTTTGCATATCTTCAGATATATTAATTGCTAATAAAAATCGTTGTTGATTATGTCTACATAATATATTTATCTTTTTAGTAGTAATATCTTTTTTTCTTTGTTTATCAAATGAGTTTTTAACTTCATTTACATCAAAAAAATCATATGAATTATCTAATTCATATAATACTATAGATAATATATTTTCATTACACAATGAGATTACATTCGGTAATGCAATATATAAAGTTCTAATATAATTCTCTTTATTTATGTCACCATATAAATTTTTAGTTGATAATAATAATCTTTTTGCATAACTAACAGAATTAGAACTTACTAATAAATAAGTAACTATATTTGTTATATTTACTCCATGTTTATAGACAAATGGTATTAAATTACTAAAAGAATTACATATTGTATTACTTAATTCACCAGGAGATATGTGTTTACTTCCTACAATTAAATCTGTATTTTTAAATAAACATCCTAAATAATGAGATGTATGAATTTCTTCAAAAGATATATCAGTTCTATCCATACAAATAATAATAATTTTACGAACTAATAAATCATTATTAACAATTAAATGTATAATACAAAGTAAAAGTGTATTCGTAGAAATATCATCTAATTTAAATTCATCTATCAAGAAATATAATAAGTCATTTGAATATTTATCACAAGCGGTAATAAGTAGTTCATCTAATGTATTTCTAATTATACCTTTTATTACAATATAATTATCTATTAAATATCTAAATATTTTAGATGAATTACTTACATTACATGCAATTGAAATATATTGTTGATAATCTCTTTCAAATTCTGGTATTTTATCAATAATATAAGAAAAATAAGATATTTTAGAATTATATAATGCATATTTTAAAATACACTTTTGGTTTAATATTTTATTTGGGGTAATATTTAAAATATCGTGTTTTTCTATCATATGAAAAAAAATGTTTGAATCTATTGATATATATAATGGGTAATAAAACCATTCAAAATTATGACTAATATCATATTCATATAACATATCCATATTAATTCTATTTAATGGTGCACCTAATTTAACTAATGTATCTACTAATGATATATTATTTTGTTTAATCGCATAATTAATAAATGAATAATCTACTACTTCTTCTGAACCATCTTTATCACGTTCAATATATACATAATGTGACATTAATCCATGTTTACCAAATATTTTAAAATGATTATATTTTTCATATATTTTGTTAAATAAAATTTCAGCATATGGTTTATCATCATTACTTAATTTTATTATATCTATCATCATCTTGCAAGAAATATTATTATTTTTTTTTAACATAATACTAATAAAATCATCATAATCTAAATTAGTTTCATTAATATCTTTTTTATAGTGTTCGTTTACATTAATAACTTTTTTATATTGACATTCATTGTCACATTTCCAATTACAATTGTAACTACAATTTTTATTTTTATATCGTTGCATCTTTTAGAGATATTATAATAAATAAATATAATATAAATCATTTTTTATTTATTATAATTGTCTAATAATTATTAAACATAATAGTGTATCCAATAAACCATTGAAGATTTAAAATGATATGGTTAAATAAATTATAATAAATATACAAAAAAAGATAAAATAAAAAATTTTATAAAAAACTATTAGAATCTAATTCGGGCATTATTGGTTCGAATCTAATTTAAAGTATTGATGAATATATTATAATTATTTTTAATACAATGATTTTTCATTAATAACATCTTTTAACTAAATATAATATATCATATTATATTAGTATGGCATACACTAAATTAACTTTGAAAGAATTAATAAATAAACCTACATGGGTAAACAGTAATAATAAAAATGGAAGAAAAACAAATAAGTTAAATACCGGTAAAAATGGTATTTTATGGATTTAGAGAATTGTAAATGCCGATTTTAATCTTTATAAATTTTTTATACTCTATGTTTGTTAGATTTTTTATTATAAAAACCGGCATTACACCTCTCTAAATGCCAAGTTATTTATAAGAATAAAATTAATTATTAGTTAACCAGTCTTCATCACATAATATTTTTTTTATATCATTAAAAATATTGTCTTCTATACATGAAATATCATATCTTAAGACACAATCTAATATTTCATTTAATCTTTGTAGAGTATATGTTTTTATTGAATCAATCCCTCCGATGAAAATTAAAAATATATCATATAAAACCGCGCAAATGTAACAATATTTTGCTATAAAGCACATATAATTTTCCATATTATATTCATCTATATAATATGTAATGTAATGCGTATTATGTGACATATCAAATAAACAAACTCTGTATAATTTATGAAAACAATAAATTTGAATAATAAAGATATTTCCATTAATAATTTTTATTCCATTTTTATATATTTTTTCAATTTTATCGGGTGTATTGAAATATATCCATTCATTAAATATAGACATGTATGTATCTATAAGATTATCATGATCACCCATAATATTTAATTATTAATATAAATAATAAATAATAATAAATAATAATAAATAATAATCAATTTTTATATTATGAATATATTAATTATATTTAATTTTTAGATGAAAATTTTAAAAAATATCCATATCGTCATTATTTGGATGAAAGTGAAAATGATATTGATGATAATCAAAAAGTATGTATTCAAGATGAAATAGAAAATAATATTGATGATAATCAAAAAGTATTCACTAAAGATGAAATAGAAAATAATATTGATGATAATCAAAAAGTATGTATTCAAGATGAAATAGAAAAAAATATTGATGAAGAATAATTTATGAATATTTAAAAAATAAAAAGAGAATTTATTATTTTTTAAATAATAAATTAAAAATAATTGTTATAATACTTAAAAATATAAAATTATTATTTACTAAATGATATTTTATAATAAAATTAAAAACATATTTAATTCTTATTTTTCTGTTGAAAATAAATGGTTTTCTACCGGATTTCCTTCAAATTCTTCTTGGGGTTGGAATAAAGCATTACCAAAATCATCACTATATAATATTGGTTCGAATCTAATTTTATGTATTGATAGATATATTATAAATAATTATAATATATTGATAGTTCATTGATGATTTGTATAAGACCTATTAGAATCTAATTCGGGTATTATTGGTTCGAATCAAATTTTATGTATTGATAGATATATTATAAATAATTATAATATATTGATAGTTCATTGACGATTTGTATAAGACCTATTAGAATCTAATTCGGGTATTATTGGTTCGAATCTAATTTAAAGTATTGATGGGTATATTATAACGACTCATTAATATGATTGAGAAAAATATACTTGAAATAATTATATCACTAAAAAAATATTTTCTACCATCATTTATAAAATATAAAAATCCTAAATAGAAAAATATAAATAATGGTATTCCTACTATTAATTCAGTATATTGATATGTAGTTAGCACTATATTTAATTTAGATAATTAAATGAAATAATATTTTTTAATTAATTTTATAAAATTATTATTTACTATTTATATAATATGAAAAAATAAAAGAAAGTTTATAATATAATTTTATTTACATAAGGTTTTTTATCGTGTACCTTAGGTCACGTAGTAGTAAATTTTGTTTCCCCGTTTTTACTACGTTTTCCATATACAAGTTAATGTAATGATTTCTTGTTCAATCTATACTATTTACCGACTTGGGTATAGTAGATTCTTTATGATAGTCTTGCGATCATGTTTCGATAGACCTACTAAGAGGACAACACCGACATTTTTGCTGTTCAGTTGATCTTTGGGAATGCCGTGAAAATAATCAGGACCTCCTCCAGCTGCTCTTGGTGGAAGATCAACCTCATAAGTTTCTCTTTCGTATTTACTAACGATTCTGTACATATTTTATATGAACTATGTTCGTATAAAATATGGGTGTTTCAGGAAATGATTCGTTTTGTTTCTCTTTTATGATTTATTTTTTAATATGCATCGATTTTTTTTAAATGTTGAAATATTATATAAAATGGATTTGTAATATCTAATCTGATCTAATCTAATCTAATCACAAAAATAAAAGATTTTTATTTAGAGCGGTGCGTATTTTAAATGCCTGTTTTTAATCTTTATAAATTTTTAATATTCTATATTTGCTAGATTTTTTACTATTTTTCTTCTTTTTATAAGATTTTTTATTATAAACATATAATAATTAAAAATTTAATTATTAGTTAAACTTTTATATTTATGTTTTTGTGTTTTATTATGATTATTAATAAAGTTTTCATAAAAAAATCCAACGTCACAATATTCACAATAATACTTAAATTTATTTCCTAAATAGTTTATGACTTATGTAATACTATGATAAATCATTGATGAATTCTATAAGAACTATTATAATTAGATTCGGACATTATTCAGTTGGAAACCCCCATCCATCCCATTTATCCATATTTTTAGGATGAAACTGTTTTTGTATGAATTCTTCCACAAATCCATCCTCTTTATACAATACGTTATGTATTGCTTCATAATCATATGTAAAGATATTTGGATTAGAAGAAAAAAAATTCCATTTCACTTTATCTAAATTATCTTCCAATATATGAATTGCATTTGGATTAAGAGATAAGTAATCCCAATTCACTTTATCCATGTTTTTTTCTAAAATATGAATTGCATTTGGATTTTTAGACAACCAATACCAATCTTCTTTGTATAATTTATCCAAGTTTTTTTCTAAAATATGAATAGAATTTGGATTTGGATTAAGAGATAAGTTATCCCAATTCACTTTATCCAAAAAATTTTCCAGAATATGAATCGCATTTGGATTTATAGACAACCAGTCCCAATTCACTTTATCTAAATTTTTTTCCAGAATATGTATTGCGTTTGGATTATGAGACAATCTATCCCAATCAATTTTTTCCATGTTTTTTTCTAAAATTGGAATTGCATTTGGATTTTTAGATAAGTAATACCAATCAACTTTTTCTATGTTCTTTTCTAAAATATGAATTGCATTTGGATTTTTAGACAAGTTATCCCAATCCATTTTATCCAAGTTGTCTTCCAAAATATGAATCGCATTTGGATTTCTGGACAAGTTATCCCAATCCACTTTATCCAAGTTGTTTTCCAAAATATGAATCGCATTTGGATTAGAAGATAAGTTCTTCCAATTCACTTGATCCAAATTTTTTTCTAGAAGATGTATAGCAGATAGATTATAAGACAAGTTATCCCAATCCACTTTATCTAAGTTGTTTTCCAAAATATGAATTGCATGTGGATTTTCAGACAAGAAAAACCAATTTACTTTTTCCAACGGTATCCATTCAAGTAATTTCATATATTTTTTTTCATGTGTTATCAACATATTTAATTTATTGTTATTATTATTTAATTTATTGTTATTATTATTTATTATTATTGTTATACATAAAAAAACATTCAATTTTTTAATATCTATAAAAAATATTAAGAATGATGAAGAATGATAAAGAAAATTGTTATTATTATTTTCCAGATTATAATAATATAAGTTTTTCAGGATAAAAAAGCCTAATTATTATTATCTGTTGTAATTTTTTCTTCTTCTAAGTTTTTTCTATTTTCATTTTGTTTAACAGTAAGTTCTTTGGAGGGTTTATTTGCTTTAGATTGGACTACTAATTTAGTGTCTTGTTTAAGAATACTATTTTCATGAGAAAGATGTGATGTCATGATTATTACACAATTTATTTTTGTATTATTATTATTTAATTTTAAAATTATAAATTATTTTTTATATGATAATTTCAATAAATAGTTTATGACTTATTTATGTATAGGATATTATATCAATCTTTTTAATTTTTAAGTAGATATTAAATCCATTAATTCTTTTTCTGTTATATGTTTTTGAAACGATAAAATATAACATATATCAAAAATATAAGATTCTTCGCCACCTGATTCAATATCTAAATCCAATATATATTTAACACAAAATTCTGGAGTGAGTGTTTGTGTTGCTAATAGTATTTTTTCATCAAGATGATTTTCCACAATATTCTGTTCTAAAATATCAATAGAATATTTATATCTATTATTGAGTAGATCAGTATTGGTTACTTTCATTGTTGTTATTTTAATTCATTTAATACTTATTTATTAAATGAATTCAATTTTTTTTAAATATATATATATATATAATATTTTTCAACAGTCATCGTCACCGTAGTCAACAAATTCGTTAAATATTTCCAATAACCTTTTGGTATGTAATTTAACCGCTACGTCTCCATATATTCCCATATGAAGAATTTATTGATGAATTTTAGAAGAACTATTAGAATTAGATTTGGGTATTATTGATTTGGTTCTAATTTAAACTATTGATGAATATATTATAATATTTTTCCTAATTTATTAATATTATTTATTAATTAAATAAATACCTAATAATACAGAAAAAGGAACACTAATGATTGTATTATCATGAAAAAATTCCATAAAATTATTTTCATATAAATAATCATAATTAAAACATAAATTAATTGACATTAATAAACCGTAAATAAATAAAAGAAGAAATAATAATTTAATATTTTTATTGGTTGATTTTAAATAAAAGGTATATAATAATAAATTTAAAAATAATCCATCACCAAATATATCTAATTTCGTTCCTAATTTAGTTCCTTTATTACATTTTCTTGCTATTGAACCATCTAATATATCTAAAAATGTACGAAATAAAACAAATAATACTATAATAAATAATGATTTGTCATTATAAATCAAATATATAATAAAAAAAGTAATAAAATAATTAAATATTGTTATATTATTTGGTTCTAAAAAACATATTTTTTTTGGTAAATCTTTAATATATTCATAAATATAATAATCGAATGAAAAATTATTCTTATTTATCACTTCAGGCATATATTATATATTTATTTTTTATATATGTTATAAAATAATTAAATATATAATATATTTTATTAATATGATAGGTCTTAGTACCGCGCATCGCTTGGCTATTTTTTATAATATTTTTCATTAAATATATTTTATATATACTCTTTGTATATTGAAATAAGAGATTGATTTTTTATATCAATATTTATCCATTCAGCTTTTTCTAATAATGATTTCAATTTTTTATAATTATCAAACCCTTTTACTATTTTTTGTTCAGATAATTTATTATTAAATATTGAAGAATTATATATTCTTAATTGATTCATTGAATATGAATATAATTCTAACCAATTCATAAATAAACTGCACTCATTTTTATCATAAACTGAAAATATTAAATGAAGATATCGCTAATTTTATTAATAATTTTATAATTATATTTTACAATCTTTTTTATTTTTAATTCATATTATATACGAATTTATATATTTTTTAATTATTATTAATTAATGTATGGACATTTCCAATACACTTATATCTATAATATTTATACATCCAGTAATATCTAATGTATGGACATTTCCTAACGCACTTACATCAGTAATTTCAGGACAATTATTTAAATATAATGTATGGACATTTCCTAACGCACTTACATCAGTTATTTGATAACAATTATTCAAATCTAATGTATGGACTCCTCCTAATGCACTTATATCAGTGATATTTCGACAATAACTTAAATCTAATGTATGGACATTTCCTAATGCACTTATATCAGTGATATTTCGACAATAACTTAAATCTAATGTATGGACATTTCCTAATTCACTTATATCAATAATATTCATACAATTACTTAAACATAATATATGAACTTTTCCTAATGCACTTACATCAGTAATATTAGTACAATTATTTAAACATAATTTATGAACTTTTCCTAATGCACTTACATCAGTAATATTTTCACAACAATTTAAAACTAATATATGGACATTTCCTAATGCACTTACATCAGTAATATTTTCACAACAATTTAAATCTAATTTATGGACATTTCCTAATGCACTCATATCTGTGATTTTTTTACAATTACTTAAATCTAATGTATGGACTTTTCCTAATGCACTTACATCTGTGATTTTATCACAATAACTTAAATCTAATGTATGTACATTTCCTAATGTACTTACATCAGTAATATTTAGACATTTTTTTAAATCTAATGTATGGACATTTCCTAATTCACTTACATCAGTAATATTTTGACATCTTCTTAAATCTAATGTATGGACATTTCCTAATGCACTTACATCAGTAATATTTTCACAATTACTTAAATCTAATGTATGAACATTTCCTAATGCACTTACATCAGTAATATTTTCACAATTACTTAAATCTAATGTATGAACTTTTCCTAATGCACTTACATCAGTAATATTAGTACAATTATTTAAACATAATGTATGAACTTTTCCTAATGCACTTACATCAGTAATATTTTCACAACAATTTAAAACTAATATATGGACATTTCCTAATGCACTTACATCAGTAATATTTAGACAATTATTTAAATCTAATGTATGAACATTTCCTAATGCACTTACATCTGTGATTTTATTACAACGATTTAAATATAATGTATGAACATTTCCTAATGCACTTACATCTGTGATTTTATTACAACGATTTAAATATAATGTATGAACATTTCCTAATGCACTTACATCAGTTATATTAGAACAATTTTTTAAATATAATGTATGTACATTTCTTAATGTACTTACGTCTGTAATTTTATTACAACGATCTAAATATAATTTATGCACTTTTCCTAATACACTTACATCAGTTATATTAGAACAATTTTTTAAATCTAATGTATGCACTTTTCCTAATGCACTTACATCAGTAATATTTTTACAATTACTTAAATATAATGTATGAACATTTCCTAATGCACTTACATCAGTAATATTTTCACAATTACTTAAATATAATGTATGAACATTTCCTAATGCACTTACATCAGTAATATTTTCACAATTACTTAAATATAATGTATGAACATTTCCTAATGCACTTACATCTGTGATTTTATTACAATCATCTAAATATAATGTATGAACATTTCCTAATGCACTTACATCTGTAATTTTATGACAACCGTTTAAATCTAATGTATGGATTTCTCCTAATGCATTTATATTTGTAATATTATGACAACCACTTAAATCTAATGTATGGACATTTCCTAATGCACTTACATCAGTTATATTACGACAACAACTTAAATCTAAACTAATTTGTTTGTTTGATTTTTCAACAGAATTATGTATGATGTTACGAAATTCTTCATTATTGTAATATTTTAATGAATAATTTTTATTTAATTTTCTGTAAATAAATTTCTTTTTAACATTTTTTAATAGTTTTATTGAATTTAATAAATTTGTTACATCAATATAACGCATTAATTCAAATACAACAAACTCTTTTTCAAAAAAACAAATTTTTGTCATATTATTTTTGTTATATTATTTTTGTCATAATTAATAATATAATAATTTAAATCAATTTTTATATAATAAAAAATATAATCGATTAAAAATGTTCTAATTCATACATTATTGATAAATATATTATAATTATTTATAATATAATGATATTTCACTGATGAAAAATATAGGAACTATTAGAATCTAATTCGGGCATTATTGGTTTGAATCATAATTCAATAATTGGATTAGGAGTAGTCATTTCACCTTGATATTTACGAGAAAGTTTATTTTTTTTATATTTTCGTATCGCATTGCGTATAGAAACATATATTGATTCAATAGTAATAGCAGTGACTACAATAGATCCAGCTGATATTACGATTATTATTGGTATGGGTAACATATTATTAATATTATATTATACAATAATATTATCAATTTTTTTACGCACAATATTTTCATTTTTGTTTGCAGATAGAACTCTTTTTGCATTGTTCTACAATATACCGGTTCAACTATAATACTCTTATGTATAATAAAAACAGAATTGCATGTTTTTAGGTTAAATATGTAATATAAGTATGTAAATAATTATATATGTTAAAATTTTATAAAAACTATTAGAATCTAATTCGGGCATTATTGGTTTGAATCTAATTTAAAGTATTATAATCAAAATTTTATCTTCTAATAATATTGTCACAACCACTTAAAACTAATTTATGTACATTTCCTAATGCACTTATATCAGTAATATTGTCACAATAAAATAAATTTAATGTATAGACTTTTCCTAATGCATTTACATCTTTGATTTTGCGACAATGACTTAAATCTAACGTATGTACATTTCCTAATGCACTTACATCTTTGATTTTATCACACCATTTTAAATTTAATGTATGGACTTTTCCTAATGCACTTACATCTGTAATTTTGCAACAATTACTTAAATTTAATGTATTGACATTTCCTAATGCACTTACATCAGTGATTTTGCAACAATTACTTAAATTTAATGTATTTACTTTTCCTAATGCACTTACATCAGTGATTTTGCAACAATTACTTAAATTTAATGTATTTACTTTTCCTAATGCACTTACATCAGTGATTTTGCAACAATTACTTAAATTTAATGTATTTACTTTTCCTAATGCACTTACATCAGTGATTTTTTCACAATCACTTAAATTTAATGTATTTACATTTTCTAATGCACTTACATTAGTAATTCTTGGACAACCACTTAAATTTAATGAATATATATTTCCTAATGCACTTACATCTGTGATTTTTTTACAACCACTTAAATTTAATGTATTTACATTTCCCAATGCACTTACATCTTTAATTTGCAAACAATCATATAAATATAATGTATGGACATTTCCTAATGCACTTACATCTGTAATATTTTGACAATCACTTAAATCTAACGTATGGACATTTCCTAATGCATTTACATTAGTAATTTTTGGACAACCACTTAAATTTAATGAATATACATTTCCTAATGAACTTACACCAATGATTTTTTTACAACCACTTAAATTTAATGTATTTACATTTCCCAATGAACTTACACCAGTGATTCTTGGACAACCACTTAAATTTAATGTATGTACATTTCCTAATTTACTTACATCTTTAATTTGCAAGCAATCATATAAATGTAATGTATGTACATTTCCTAATGCACTTATATCTGTTATATTTTGACAATGACTTAAATCTAACGTATGTACATTTCCTAATGCACTTACATCTGTGATATTTTTACTATGACTTAAATATAAGGTATGGACATTTCCTAATGCACTTACATACATTAGATTCCAACAACAACTTAAATCTAATGTATGTACTTCTCCTAATGCACTTACATCATTAATTCTTGGACAATAACTTAAATTTAATTCATGTACTTTTCCTAATGCACTTACATCTGTGATTTTTTTACAACCATTTAAATCTAATGTATGGACATTTCCTAATGCACTTACATCAGTAATATTGTAACAACAACTTAAACGTAATGTATGGACTTTTCCTAATGCACTTACATCAGTAATTTTATCACAAAAATTTAAATTTAATGTATGGACTTTTCCTAATGCACTTACATCTGTGATTTTTTTACAACTTCTTAAATTTAAACTAATTTGTTTGTTTGATTTTTCAACAGAATTATGAATGATATTACGAAATTCTTCATGATTGTAATATTCTAATGAATATTTTTTATTTATTTTTCTGTAAATAAATTTCTTTTTAACATTTTTTAATAGTTTTGTTGTATTTAATAAATTTGTTACATCAATATAACGCATTAATTCAAATACAACAAATTTTTTTTCAAAAAAACATATTTCTGTCATATTATTCATTATTAATTATCTTTTAAATATTATTATAAATAATTTTTTCTAAAAAAAATTGATGAATCCAAAATCCATATTGTAGTTTGTGTATTTTACACCCATTTTAAATCTTCAAGGGTGTAAAGTTAAAATTTTTATTTACATCATTTATGTATTTTTAATATTTCATAAAATAATATAGATGTTACAATGATATTTATTATAATATATGTTAGTTAGTTATATTTTATTATTCGCTATCGTCTTCATCTTCATCACAAGCATTACCGCAAAGATATTGTCCACTACCTTTCATTTGAACAATATCTTCTTCTTTTCCACATAGGCTACAACCAGCTTCTTGATTATTTGGCTCTTCTTGTACGAATAAGATGTCTCCCATTCCATCATCATTAAAATATCCATCGCATAGGCAACATTTTACCCATTGTTGTCCATCTTCATAATTTTCTTCTGTATCTTCTTCAAAATCCCAGTCAGGTGGATATCTTTCACAATCCATATTTTCACACAATTTAACGGGTTCTTCTACAGCATCATTGAGTGATGTATCATCTTCCTTTTTTGTCAATGATGTATCATCTTCCTTTTTTGTCAGTGATGTATCATCTTCCTTTTTTGTCAATGATGTATCATCTTCTTTTTTTGTCAATGATGTATCATCTTCTTTTTTTGTAGATAAATCATATGCTATATTATTTGTGAAATTCATTTTTGTAATTTTATTAATTATTACTAATATTATTATTAATTTATATAAATCAATTTTTATAAATAAAAATTATTATCATCAAAAGTCATTCTATAAAACATATTAGAATTCAAATATTATAAATATGATTATAAATATGATTATAAATATGATTATAAATATGATTATAAATATGATTATAAATATGATTATAAATATGATTATAAATGATTAAATTTTTAATTTGATAATTATTCGTATGTGTTGTCGTCGTCCTGATTGTCATCATCTGTATAATCCTCGAACATGGCTGCAACATTTGTCACATTCCAATTACTTAAATCTTGATTGAAGGAAGTGGCGCCAGCGAACATGCCTCTCGTGTCTGTGTCATTTGACACATTCCATTTACTTAAATCTTGATTGAAGGAAATAGCACCAGCGAACATTCCTCTCATGTCTGTAACACCTGACACATCCCAATTACTTAAATCTTGATTGAAGGAAGTGGCACCAAAGAACATTCCTCTCATGTCTGTAACACCTGACACATCCCAACTGTTGATAGGTTGATTAAATGCTTTAGCACCATGGAACATCCCCTTCATGTTTGTCACCTTATTGGAATCCATTGTATCAATGTTATCTGTAATTTTAGTTACTTATTTTATTTATTTATTAATATGCATCGATTTTTTTAGAAGAAATAAATTATTTAATATTTTTTCCATCATATATATTGATAACAATAATAAAAAATGAAATAATTATAATTATTGATAAATAATAAAACAATAAGATACTTATACAAAAAAAATTGATTTATATATATTCACTAAGATTATATAACAATAAAAAAATGGATTTTATAGAAACAAAATTAAACATGACTTCTCTAAGTCAAAAAAAAGGTGATATTGAAAATGATGATAATTTAAAAAAAATTAATAATAGATTAAAAATGATCTTTATACATATATCTAAATTATATAATGAAATAAATGATGATACTAAAGAATGGAATGAAAATGTCAGGGAATTTATTAAATATCATGATGATATAATTGAATCTATTGATGAACCCGATATTGATGAATTTGATGATATTATTACTGAACAAGGGTTTAATTATTTTGTTGGATATATGTGTGCTGACATAGATGAAGATGAGTTTGATGGGCCAAATGATCTGTCCGTAGATGAATGGACACAATTAGATGATATTATATTATATTATTACAAAAAAGAATAATTTTTTTTCTTTTTGTAATGGAAATACTATTATATTTATTTAATTTTTCTGAAGATGTAGTAAAATTAACAATTAATTTATTTATAATATTGGTATTTATACAGATAAGTTGTAAAACTCATAAGAATTAGATTCGGGTATTATTGGTACAAATTTGATTTTATAAATAGTTTGATAAGATTATATTTAATATTTTCATTATGTTTTATCATTAAGTATATTTTTAATATTATAAATTATTTTTTATGCGATAAATATAAAATATTTATTTTATGTTTTAATGATCTATATACTTCTTTTCGTTTAATAGACATTTTAGGAGTCATATTATCAATAAATAACTTATTATCAATAAATAATATATCTTTTATTTTTAGATATTTATTATTTAATGAATCATTTATTTTTTTTAAAAAATCTATTTTATTGATAACTAAATCATGTTCCATAATTAATATATTATAATCTCTATTTTCACCATAAACTAATAAATTTTTATTTGTATGTTTTTTAATATTATTTTCAACTTCTTCTACATTTACAAATTTACCATTACTTAATTTATAATTAGTATTTATTCTTCCTTTATAATATAAAAAATTATCTTTTATGTAGCCGGAATCACCTGTTTTATAAAAACGCATATTATTTTTTTCAAAAAAAACCTTTTCTGTTTCTTTTTTATTGTTCCAGTAACCCTTCATAACATTTTTTCCATGTACACATATTTCATTATCTATTATTTCTACTACAACATTGTCTAAAATTTTACCAATACTTTCTATATTTTGATAACTATCAAGATTGTGAACAGAAATCATAGGCGATGTTTCTGTTGCTCCATATCCTTCAATTATTTTAATACCATTATCTATATAAAATTTTTTGGTAATAGGACTTAAATATGCACCTCCTGTAAATATTATTAATAATTTATTACCAAATATTTTACCTAAAATATATGGCAATATTTTATTAATAAATGGTTTATCTAAAAAATCAACTTTTTGTTTAATATTTTCAAGAATACGTGGAACAAAATACAATGTATTTGGCTGAATTTTTTTAATATCTTCCAATAAATTATTTGGATGATCACATAAGGCTATACAATTATTATTTAATAAATTATAATAAAGTTCTGTATTTAAGCTATAAATATGTGCCCATGGCAATATATTTAATGTTGTTAAACAATTATATTTTTCTTGCAGTGAAAAAAAATTTTTTTCAACCATATTTAAATTAGATAATAAATTATTATGTGTTAATATAACACCTTTCGGTGCACTACTTGTCCCCGATGTATAAATTAAATTACTTATTTCATATTCTTTTACTGAAAATATCTTATCTTTAAAAGAAAGCGTAATATCTGGTATTTTATTTTTACAAATATTTAATTTATAATTTGCATCAATTAAAGAACTATATTTTTTACTATTTTTATAATCATCTGTAATAAACATTTTTGGATAACTATCATCTAATACATGTTGTATATATTCATGATTTTGGTTATGATATAGTGGTACCCAAACAGCACCGATTGAATAAGTAGCCATATTCCATGCTATCCAATCAATTGAATTTTTACCTTTATAAACTACATTATCTCCATAATTAATATTATTTTTTTTTAAGACATTAATACAATAATTTATTTTATTATTTAAATCATTGTATGTATACCAAATCCAATCATTGTTTTCTTTTTGCGCAATTATATTTTTAAATGGTAATTGTCGAATATTATAACGTAACCTTGACGCAATGTTTTTAAAATGTATCATATTATATTTAATAATAAAATTATTTTTAAATATAATTTAGTTAACTTTCTTTTTGAAAAATAATATATATATATTTTATAAATTTAATCAGGATTGGACTAATTCTTCATTCACTCATATAAGATATATCTAATTAATGAATATATTATAATTAGTTATAAAGTAATGATGATTCATTAATAATTTGTATAAAAACAATTAGAATTAGATTAAGACATTATTAGTTTGAATTTTATTTTCAGTTATTAAAAAGATTTTTATTAATAAATTGTCTAAATAAAACATATTATTTTTATATTTTTATATTTGTATACTATATAAATGAGTAATATGAATGGTGGAAAAAAAATTTCGGAAGAACGTCATTTTAGAGTAGTTGATATTAATGGAAAAAAAAAACATTTTGGTGGAATATCATTAAAAAATGGACAAACCCCTATAAACGCAGCTATGAAGTTACTAACTTCTATCGCACATGAAAAAGGTTTAGAACAAATGAATAAATTAAAATTAGGAACAGTTCATTTTAGTATTCAAGAATATACACGAGGATCTAAAGGAAAAGTATATGGACCTTATAAAGGATATTTTCATGAATATACTGCTGCTGAAAAAAAAGCTGCTGTTATTAAAACATCTAATGGAAAATATCAATCATTCAAAATGAAGGCTGTTGTAAAATTAATGAAAAAAACTAATAATAAGAAAACTAATAATAAAACTAATAATAAAACTAATAATAAGAAAAAAGGTGGCTACGTTGATATAGATAATTTATGTCAGCACGAAGATGGGAGATGTATTGAGATGTTGGGTGAAGGTAGCACTCGTAGAACTCGTACCGTAGCACCTAGGTATTGTGAAGAGCATCATCCCCCAGAATGCGATTTTTAAAAATTCTTCCATCACTCATATAAGATGTGTATAATCATTAAAAATTTAATTTCTTTTATTACTTATCAAAATAATTACTATATTTTATAAATTTAATTAAGATTCATGAAATTAATAATTATTCAATTACTAAATTCATAGAAATTCTTCCTTCACGCATATAAGATGGATCTAATTGATGAAAAAAATCAATTTCTTTATTACTTGTCATAATAATTACTATATTTTGATATATTTTTTTATCAATTTTATCAAAAAATGTATTCCATCCTTGTTTATCTTTTATTGGAATAGGTACTTCTTTATGGGGTTTAATAGTTTGATTATGTATATTCATAATTAATCCATCTACCTCTTCCAATACTATAATTAATTTTTTTTTTTTAGTTGGATTAACTATATTAAATAAATTAACCATAGTATCTCCAGGATCTGTAGGGTTAAATGTATCAACACATGAATAACCTAATTGTTTTGCTATTAATAATGGAATCATCGATTTACCTGTTCCAGGATCACCCGATAATAAAACAACTGTATTAACATTATTCTTAATATGAGTTGTAATTTTGTCAATTGCGATTACCTGATTCGTTCTTGGATTATATTCCATAACTGATTTAATACAATTATATCGAAACCTATAATACCCACCATCTCTTTCCCATAAAGAAATTTCAGTATTATCTACTGTTTTAGGTTTATCAGCTTTATCAACAATAACATCATCTGATTCATCATCTGATTCATCATCTATTTTAGCAATAAGTTCATTACTGTTTAAAAATTGCAAAGATGCAATAATATACATAGTAACATGTGTTTTCCCATTATTTTCAGTTTTTGAAGAGAATGTTCCAATAAACCAGTACCCATAAATAATTCCTTCTGGTTCATCTTCATTCCATATAGAAGCACCTTTTATTAATTTCTTAATAATATTATATTTTTGTTTACTTGTTGAAGTAAACAATTTAATATTTATATAATTCAATAATAAAAAAGGAATACTCCATACTACTGTAAACAATGAACCAAGACCACTAATTAGATAGATTAAATTCATCATTATTGGCAATACTTATATTATTTTTTAAATTGTATCAATTTTTTTAAATAAAAATTTAGTGTTAATTTAGATTTTTAACAGAATTATGAATAATCATATTCCGTAATTATTGGTACTAATACAAAATACTAAATACTAAAGATTATTATAACTGTAATAAAATTTTATTAATTCGAGTTCATTTAGATGTGGTTGATTATACATAACATAATAAATAGTTAATAGATCTACTTCTTCATTACATTGAGCATAATCTTCATTTAATATATATTTAACACAAAAATCAATGGTTAATTTCTGCGTATTTACTATTGTTTTCATATTCAAGTTGTTAATATTTTTTTCTAATTCTTCTATAGAATATTTAGACTGTCGTAGGTTACTATTTGTAATAGTGTCTAATGAATATGTTTTGTTTAATTTTCTGTAAATAAATTTATTTTTAACATTTTTTAATAGTTTTGTTGTATTTAATAAATTTGTTACATCAATATAACGCATTAATTCAAATACAACAAACTCTTTTTCAAAAAAACATATTTTCGTCATATTTTTTATTATAAATTATATTTTAAATAAAAAATTATCTAATAATATGAACATTTCCTAATGCACTTACATCAATAATTTTGACATAGTTAAATAATTTTAATGTATGTACATTTACCAATGCACTTACATCTGTAATATTGTCACATTCGTTTAAATCTAATGTATGGACATTTCCTAATGCACTTACATCAGTAATATTACAATCACTTAAATTTAATGTATGGATATTTCCTAATGCACTTACATCAGTAATTTTTTGACAATAATTTAAACTTAAATTATGGACTTTTCCTAATGCACTTACATCAGTAATATTTCCACAAAAACTCAAATCTAATATATGTACATTTCCTAATGCACTTACATCAGTAATATATTCACAACCACGTAAATATAATTTATAGACTTTTCCTAATGAGCTTACATCAGTTATTTCTCTACAATATGATAAATCTAATTCATGAACATTTCCTAATGCGCTTACATCTGTAATTTTATCACAACAAAATAATTTTAATATATGGACTCTTCCTAACGCACTTACATCTATAATATTGGAACAATGTGTTAAATCTAATGTATAGACTCTTCCTAATGCACTTACATCAACAATACTCCAACAATGACTTAAATCTAATATATGTACATTTCCCAATGCACTTACATCTGTGATATTTTCACAACCCTTAAAACTTAATGTATGAACATTCCCCAACGCACTTACATCAATGATATTTTGACATTGACTTAAATCTAATGTATGAACATTCCTCAATGCACTTACATCTATAATATTTTCACAACCCCATAAAATTAATGTATGAACATTCCACAATGCAGTTACATCAGTAATATTATTACACTGACTTAAATTTAAACTAATTTGTTTGTTTGGATTTGTAATAGAATTATGAATGATATTACGAAATTCTTCATCATTGTAATATTCTAATGAATATATTTTGTTTAATTTTCTGTAAATAAACTTTTTTTTAACATTTTTTAATAGTTTTGTTGAATTTAATAATTTTGTTACATCAATATAACGCATTAATTCAAATACAACAAACTCTTTCTCAAAAAAACATATTTTTGTCATATTTTTTTATTATTAAATATATTCTAAATATTATAAATCAATTTTTATCTAATATTTGTAAATATTAGATAAAACTATTAGAATTAGATTTCGGGTATTATTGGTTTGAATATAATTTTAATTATTATAATCAAATTTTATCTAAAAATATGGACATTTCCTAATGCACTTACATCTGTGATTTTATTACATCCATTTAAAATTAATGTATCAACTTTTCCTAATGCACTTACATCAGTAATATCTCCACAAAAACTCAAATCTAATTTTTTAACTTTTCCTAATGCACTTACATCAATGATATTTTTACATAAGCTTAAATCTAATGTATGGACATTTCCTAATGCACTTACATCAATGATATTTTGACAATCAGATAAATCTAATGTATGGACATTTCCTAATGCACTTACATCAATGATATTTTTACAACCACATAAATATAATTCATGGACTTTTCCTAATGAACTTACATCAGTAATTTTGCGACAAAAAATTAAAGTTAATATATGGACTTTTCCTAATGAACTTATATCAATAATATTATCACAACCAAGTAAATTTAATGTATGGACATATCCTAATGCACTTACATCAGTAATATTTTTGCAATGAATTAAATTTAATTCATGGACTTTTCCTAATGAACTTACATCAGTAATTTTTTTACAATGACTTAAATCTAATATATGGACATTTCCTAATGAACTTACATCAGTAATATTTTTACAATGACTTAATTTTAAATTATGTACATTTCCTAATGCACTTACATCAGTTATATAATTATTAATTCCAAATTCATCTAAATCTAAAGAAATTTGTTTATTTGAATTATGAATAGAATTATGAATGATGTTACGAAATTCTTCATTATCATAATATTTTAATGAATATGTTTTGTTTAGTTTTCTGTAAATAAATTTCTTTTTAACATTTTTTAATAATTTGGTTGAATTTAATAAATTCGTTACATTAATATAACGCATTAATTCAAATACAACAAACTCTTTTTCAAAAAAACATATTTTCATCATATCTTTTATTAATTATCTTTTAAATATTATAAATCAATTTTTATCTAATAATATGCACATTTCCTAATGCACTTACATCTTTAATATTGATACATCCACGAAGATTTAATATATGTACATTTCCTAATGCGCTTACATCTGTAATTTTTTGACAATATATTAAATTTAATGTATGAACTTTCCCTAATGCACTTACATCTGTGATTTTATGACAACCATTTAAATATAATGCATGGACATTTCCTAATGCACATACATCAGTGATTCTTTTACAACCACTTAAATCTAATGTATGGACATTTCCTAATGCACTTACATCAGTAATATTTTCACAAAAACTCAAACCTAATTTTTTAACATTTCCTAATGCACTTACATCTGTGATTTTTTTACAACCACTTAAATATAATGAATAGACATTTCCTAATGCACTTACATCAGTAATTTTATGACAACGACTTAAATTTAATGTATGGACATTTCCTAACGCACTTACATCTGTAATATTGTAACAATAACTTAAATCTAATTCATGGACATTTCCTAATGCACTTACATCAGTTATTTGATAACAATTACTTAAATTTAATATTTGAACTTTTCCTAATGAACTTACATCAGTGATTTTATGACAATCACTTAAATTTAATGTATAGACTTTTCCTAATACACTTATATCTGTAATATTGTCACAATGACTTAATTTTAATGTATGCACATTTCCTAATGCACTTATATCAGTGATTTTATGACAATGACTTAAATTTAAACTAATTTGTTTATTTGGATTTTTAACAGAATTATGAATAATTATACGAAATTCTTCATTATTGTAATATGATGCCATTTCGAAGAAATTATAATACAATATTCAATAAATATTTTTAATTCATACAAAAATAATAAAGATAATAATAAAAATTGTAAAAAAGAATGAATGTAATACATAATATTTTAAAAAAATATATATATAATATTTAAAAAAATAACAATTAATATAAATATGTCTGAAGATACATATATAAAAATAAATAATATAAGAATGAATAATATTGATAATAATATTGATAATAATATTGATGATAATATTGATAATAATATTAATAGTGATGATGTTATCGATGTTAATAATATTAATGAGATTAATGAGAATAAAAAATTATTAAATAAATTTAAAAAAGGTATGGGTATGTATCGACAATATCTTGATATTTTAATATATAATGAACTAAAAACAAATTATCAAGATGATCAAATACCAAATAATAAATTATTAAATACGAGTTTAACTGACTTAATGACTATATATGATCGATTATATAGTTATGGATTTTCTTTAGCAGGATATCAATTTATAGGATTAGCAGTTTCAACATTTACGGATAAAATTTCATTCTTAGATCAATTCGCATTTTTTATATTGTCAATTGGATTTATAATTTCATGCTTTTCATCTCTATTATCATTTTGCATGTATGAATATATTAATGGAATTAAACTTGAAACAAATGAATTTATTGTATCTGGATTAAGCTTTTATAGGGTTTATTTATTTATACCACATCCTTTACTTTTATTTAATACACTATTATTCATAATACCATTCAATATTTTAATGCATACAGCATTGGGATATCAGTTTGCTATGTGGATGAATATAATATCAGTTATTTTATGCTCTGGATTTTGGATACATATGCGTATGATTTTTTTTGAACAAAAATATCCAAGTATAATCAACAATGGTACAATAATTAAGCGCAGAATAAATACATAAATACATAAAATTTAAAGATGTATTTCACTATATACCATTGAGTATTTACACAATAATTAATTTATTTTTTAATAAAAATCCTTTACAAAATCCTAAACATGATTTTTTGTATTTATTTACAGTTATATCATCATAACTAAGTATATCTTTAAGTAGATCAATTAAAATATCATCATATAACATTTCACAAGTAATCAATTCATTTTCAAGTAATTTACTATTTATGTTATTGACTCTATTTATTGTAACATATTTTTTAAAATTTTCAATGAATTCGTTTTCCTTTTTATTTGTTTTTACTATGGCAATCATTTCTGAAAAATCAGGATTTTTATATTTAAAAATAATTCTATTTTCTTGTTCTTTATTAAAAACATTATTTTCTTCAAATAATTTTATAACAACACCCTCAGCATAATTATTTTCTAATTTATTTAAATCATAAAATTTATAAATTTGTGATTCAAATTTTGGATTTAATTTTAAAACTTCTTTTAAAGTTCCACTTTTAATAATTGGACTGATTTTAATATTTGTCATTTTTAATAATTCAATTAAATCTTTATGATTGTAATAATATATAATACCATTATCACATGTTATTTTTAAATCGAACGCAATAAAATCATGTCCTGAATAATAATTCACTCCTTTTTGAATTATTGATATGTTTTGGTTTATATTATTGTAAGAACCACCAAATAATTCTCCATATAATTGAATTTGTTTGCATTGTAAATTTTCTTTTTTAATAATATTAAAAATAATCATAATATTTTTTCATATATTTTAAACACACTCGCGTGGTCATAAAATTTACAATCCAATGTTAATATTAAATTTCTTTTAGCTGGAACAACTTGTATACCATCGCAAATAAATGAATAATTTGTTCCATGTATTTTTTCAGTCGCGATCCAATTTTCATTTTCATATTTTGAAAAATCAATTTGATAATGATTATCTATGTGTTCATAATGATTAAAATTCATATTATATACATATATATATTTCTTTAAATATAAAATATTTGTATCGATAATATTTGTATCGATAATATTTGTATCGATAATATTTGTATCGATAATAACATGTATTATGAATACGTAATTTTTTTATTAATATTTATATCACTTAAAATTGTCTGTCGTCTAGATAAATAAATATTATTGTTTTCTTTGTCTATACGAATAACTTTAATAACTTCTATTCTATTAACCTTAGCCATTTTAGATATATCACGTATACGTCGTCGTGATATTTCACCACGTTCAATTACCCCTTTCATATTATTATATTCTAATAATTCAACATATACACAATTTTCTCCAAGTTCATATATCTTTACAACCACATCTTCATCTATTTCAGGGTAAGACGTTTCAATCATATTATATTAATATAATATGATTATTTTATATTATTTTTATAAATGTAATAATAGTTTTCATCCTATAAAAAATTGATACATTATTATTAATATTAATAATATTAATATTCATCGTTAAAATTCATTGTGTAAAAAAATCATTCATATTTGAAATAGATATTAAATTATATAATAAATATTTAATTTAATAATGAAATTTACACGTTGTCTTCAATCATCAAAAAACTATCATTTTTTTCAGAAAGTAACTACATGTGATAATAAATTAGTTAAGGAATATTTAAGACATATTAAAAAATTTGGTAATATAATTTCTTATGATCAAGAGGTTCATTTTAAACAAAAACTCTTTAATAAAGATTTACCTACAGGAGTTACAGTGGTTACCCCAAGAAAAATAGAAACAAGTGCTTCTAATGGTTCATTAATTAAAGTAAAACTTCATCAAGATATGAGTGCATTATCTGATCCTCCATTATATACATTTTTAATGGGTATTCGGGAACATCCAACAAATGTATATACATATGTTGTACAAAATCAAGATTTGTACAATTTATTATCTGAAGAAACGCGTAATGGTTTACAAAAAGATATATATTTACAAAAAAAACCTGATAGTTATCCTGATAATTATTATTTTAAATCATTTGTACGTCCATTATTAGTAATGGATAAAATAAAAGGACCAATATTTAAACTAAGACCCACAGATAATTATGAGATTATTCCATTAACAGACCTTGCAAAATCATGTTATGATGAATTATTAAAAAAAAGAGATGAAATAACATACAATCCTGATTTATTTAAAAATTTTATGTTAAAAAAAGGTGACATATTAGTAATAAATAATCATAAAACACTTCATACAAGAGATTCATTTAATGCTAATTATGATGGAACAGATCGTATTGTAATAAGATCTTATGTGAATCCATATGATAAATTATTTAAAAAATGATATTATAAATAAATAATCATAAAACTCTTTACAAAATATTCAAAGGTGTAAAAATTAAATTTTTGATAGTATATTTTGTAATTCACTATATTCAAGCCCAAGCTGTTCGGCTATATATATTTTATAAGATTCATCTTTATTTTTTAATGAATAAATATAATTCTTGTTAATCTCTATTGTATCATTTACATCTGACATATTTTCTGATATACCAATTCTATTTCCTATTTCAATTAAGTCATTTATACCAGCTTTTGGAATAAATTCTTTCATTAAAAATTCTGTTTCTATTTTACAGGATTTTATATTAACTCTTTGTGTACTTGTTAATTTGTATCCTTTAAATCTTAATTGTTTGATAAATTCACCATATTTTAAATAATTATGCTTTTCACTATTAGATACTGATACTATTAATGTATTATTTTGGTCAAATCCTTGCAATGTCCATGTTTTTGAATATGGTATTGATCCTCCAAATATAGGTATTTTTATTCCACCATCGTGAAATTGATTTATTCCACTAACGTCTATCAAATTATTCATATATTATATAATTATATTTTAAATATTATAAATTATTTTTTATCTAATAATATTCACATTTCTTAATGAACTTACATCTGTTATTTGATCACAATTATATAAATGTAATGTATGAACTTTTCCTAATGCACTTACATCAGTAATATTTTTACATTCACTTAAATCTAATGTATGTACTTTTCCTAATGCACTTACATCTGTTATTTGAACACAACCATACAATTGTAATGTATGTACATTTCCTAATGCACTTACATCAGTAATATTGCGACAATGTACTAATTTTAATGTATGGACATTCCCTAATGCACTTACATTAGAAATACTACAAAAAGTTAAATCTAATGTATGAACATTTCCTAATGAACTTACATTAAAAATACAATAACAACCACTTAAATTTAATGTATGTACTTTTCCTAACACACTTACATCTGTGATTTTTGGACAATGGCTTAAATCTAATGTATGAACTTTTCCTAATGCACTTACATCAGTTATATTTTTACAACCACTTAATTTTAATGTATGGACATTTTCTAATGAACTTACATCTTTTATCGAGGTACAACAAAATAAATTTAATATATAGACATTTCTTAATACATTTACATCAGTGAGATATCTACAAAAACTTAATTTTAATGTATGTACATTTCCCAATATACTTATATTTGTAATATTTTCACATCTCCATAAATCCAAACTAATTTGTTTATTTGGATTTTCCACAGAATCATGAATAGTCATACGAAATTTTTCATGTTTGTAATAGTCTGATGAATATTTTTCGTTTAATTTTCTATAAATAAATTTTTTTTTAACATTTTTTAATAGTTTGGTTGAATTTAATAATTTTGTTACATCAATATAACGCATTAATTCAAATACAACAAACTCTTTTTCAAAAAAACATATTTGTGTCATATTTTTTATTATTAAGTATTAATTAATATTATTTATCTTTTAAATCAATTTTATTTTATAATATGAACATTTCCTTTGCAAGTTTTGTATGGTCTCCTTTAAAATTGGAAAGATCCATTACAGAAAACTTGAGCGTATTGCTCATCTTCGTATTGTTGCTTATATCAGAAATATTTTTACATCCTATTAATCTTAATTCATGTACATTTCCTAATGCACTTACATCTGTTATTTTTTGACAATGACTTAAATCTAATATATGAACGTTCCCTAATGCACTCACATCTGTTATATTTTTACAATTATGTAAATATAATTCATATACTTTACCTAACATACTTACATTAGTAATATTACTACATCTATTTAATTTTAATGTATGTACATTTCCTAATGCACTTACATCTGTTATTTTTTTACAATCCTTTATAAATAATGTATGGACTTTTCCTAATGCACTTACATCTGTTATTTTTACACATTTACTTAAATCCAATTCATGGACATTTCCTAATGCACTTACATCTGTTATTTTTTTACATTCACTTAAATCTAATTTATGGACTTTTCCTAATGCACTTACATCTGTGATATTTTCACAATGACTTAAATTTAATGTATGGACTTTTCCTAATGAACTTACATCTGTGATTTTTTTACAACCAATTAAATTTAAATCATGTACATTTCCTAATGCACTTACATCAGTAATATTATGACAATTATTTAAGTAATTACTTAAGTTTAATTTATGTACATTTCCTAATGCACTTACATCTGTAATATTTTCACATCCTTTTAAATCTAATGTATGGACATTTCTTAATGAACTTACATCTGTAATATTATGACAATAATTTAAATGTAATTCATGTACTCTTCCTAATGCACTTACATCAGTGATATTATCACAGGCATTTAAATTTAATGTATGAATATTTCCTAATGCACTTACATCTCTAATTTTTTTACACCAACTTAAATCTAATTTTTTAACATTTCCTAATGCACTTACATCTGTGATTTTTTTACAACCACTTAAATATAATGAATAGACATTTCCTAATGCACTTACATCAGTAATATTCAAACAATAATTTAATTTTAATTTATGGACATTTCCTAATGCACTTACATCTGTAATATCGTAACAATGACTTAAAATTAATGTATGTACTTTTCCTAATGCACTTATATCAGTGATTTTATAACAATTACTTAAATATAAACTAATTTGTTTATTTGGGTTTTTAACAGAATTATGAATAATTATACGAAATTCTTCATTATCGTAATATTCCAATGAATATTTTTTATTTAGTTTTCTGTAAATAAACTTCCTTTTAACATTTTTTAATAGTTTTGTTGTATTTAATAAATTTGTTACATCAATATAACGCATTAATTCAAATACAACAAACTCTTTTTCAAAAAAACATATTTTTGTCATATTATTCATTATTAAGTATCCTTTAAATATTATAAATCGTTTTTTCTAATAATATGGACTTTTCCTAATGCACTTACATCTGTTATTTGATCACAATTATATAAATATAATATATTCATATTACCATATTTTATATGGCATATTTAATTTATTTATATCTATCATATTTTCACAAGCTACATAAAGGTCGTCGTGATTTATTTTGCCCGGACAGAATACTTTGTATAGATCATCAATGCTTTTTTTTTTTATATCTCTAAGTAGATTTGTTTCTATATCTACTAATGTACTTACATCATTGTATAATGTACTTACATCATTGATTTTTTTACAGTACTTAAAATATATTCTATTATATTCAGAACCATCGGCTAAAATGGTATACATTGAGCAAGCAGAGCATAAATATAATGTATGTATATTTCTAAATGCACTTACATCGTTAATTTTGTCACAATGATCAAAATATAATGTATGTACATTTTTTAATGCATTTATATCAGTAATTTGTACACATTCACATAAATCTAATGTATGGACTTTTCCTAATGCACTTACATCAGAGATATTTTTACATCGAGTTAAATCTAATGTATGGACATTTCCTAATGCACTTACATCAGTAATTTTGTTACAACGATTTAAATATAATGTATGAACATCTCCTAATGCACTTACATCAGTTATATTTTCACAATTTTTTAAATTTAATGTATGGACTTTTCCTAATGCACTTACATCTGTAATATTTTCACAATTACTTAAATCTAATGTATGGACTTTTCCTAATGCACTTACATCGTTAATTTTGTTACAACGATTTAAATATAATGTATGAACATTTCCTAATGCACTTACATCTGTAATATTTTCACAATTACTTAAATCTAATGTATGGACTTTTCCTAATGCACTTACATCGTTAATTTTGTTACAATAATTTAAATATAATGTATGAACATTTCCTAATGCACTTACATCAGAGATATTTTTACAACTACTTAAATTTAAACCAATTTGTTTTCTTGGATTTTCAACAAACTTATGAATAATTATACGAAATTTTTCATTATCGTAATATTCTAATGAATATGGTTTGTTTAATTTTCTGTAAATAAATTTATTTTTAACATTTTTTAATAGTTTGGTTGAATTTAATAATTTTGTTACATCAATATAACGCATTAATTCAAATACAACAAACTCTTTTTCAAAAAAACATATTTTTGTCATATTATTCATTATTAAGTATCCTTTAAATATTATAAATCAATTTTTATCTAATAATATGCACATTTCCTAATGCACTTACATCTGTGATTTTTTTCTTTCATTCATATTAACTTGGACGCTCCATTTCTACAGCATAAACTAATTCGCCATTGTATTTTTTGATATGTCTTTTGATTTCAGATGGAGATAGCAAATAAAACGATTCTTCATATGTTGCCCCCGAGGTATTACCTGTATTTCGATACTTAACATCGATTGATAGACCAATCCTGTATTGTTTGTCATCTGTTACCGATATATTAGTTCCGTCTTGTAGTGTAAATATAGTGTTCATTATAAATACATATACGATATAATCTTTATATGTATTTACAAAAAAAATTTTTGAATTGTATAAAAACTATTATAATCTAATTCGGGCATTATTGGTTCGAATCTAATTCATTGATGAATATATAATTAATTATAATATATTGATATTTTTACTTATTCTTTTTTTAATTAAAAAAAAAGATAAAATTGAAATAAAATAAATATAATAAATAAATAATAACTAATAATGGGAAAAAACAATAAAGACGTGATACGTCGTAATAAAAATATTCAAAAACAAAAACATAAAAACAATGTAGTTAAAAATAAAAATAAAACAACTACTAAAAAAGAAAAAGAAAAATATATGCGAAATAATCGTAATACATCAAATTATACACTTAACGAAGTCAAAAACAATAAGTTTTTATATAAAATTAACGATTGGTTAATAGATTTGTGGATGGAGTATTGTATTAAAGAAAAACCAGAAAGTACTAATAATCACTTCTGGTGTTCTATAGCGTCTAATAAAAACTCTGAATTCTTATTTCACAATATAAAATCTTTGAAATCATTCTTAGATATAGCACCCAATCCCTATGAGAAAATACCCGAAATTGGACTACTATTTCATAAATATTATCTAAACCGAATTATTATTCCTGATGATGACAGTGATTGGGAAGATTGTAATGATGAATACTATAGTGATGATGAAACCGTTGATGAGTATAGAGACTTTAATGTTATGTGTAATTTAATAAGTGGTGATACTTCATCGCAAGCTTTGGATTTACTCGAACAAGATAATAGGTATATTGACTGGGACACTTTATGCGGTAACACTAATCCAAGAGCAATTCACATTATAGAACATAATTTAGATAAATTAATAACCCACTACAGTATATATAATCTATTAAAGAACCCAAACGCTATTAATCTTATTGAAAAAAAAATAGACAAACTTATAGAAATGGATAGAAATGTTGTTGGTTTTTGGGGTCATCCACGCTACCCAGAGGAAGTTTATAAAGGATTATTCACAAATCCAAATGCACTTCATATAATTGATAAGGTATTAGAAAAGAACATCGCTTCACATAATATAATGAAGTTTCATTATTACTTAACAGCTAATCCTAACCCAAATATAATAAATATTATAAAAAAACACTTTAATGGCTTTTGGAATATATCTGATATTGCTGATAATCCAGACGCAATTCATATCATAGAAGAACAAATAAAAGATAATGACGATAAATTATATAATATATGGTATAAATTATGTAGTAACCCAAACGCAATACATATTATAGAACAAAATATTGAGAAAATAATAAACAGATACAAACAAGACTGTGAAGTTAACGACCTAGATGATGTAATAACTGAATGGTTTAACGAATTATGTAGGAATCCAAATGCAATCCATATTATAGAACAATATATTGAAGATTTTATTGATTATGATGGATATTATTGGTGGTTTGGATTGTGTAAAAATCCAAACGCAATACATCTCATAGAACAATATGTTCTCAAACACAAATCGTATGTTTTATTTAACCCAACAAGTAACCATATATATTCAGAACTTGATAATGTATCTCCATGGATATTTCTAAGTTATAATCCAAACGCACTACAATTTATCTCACAAAATATACATAAAATAAGTCCTAAAATTTTACCAAAGGTTTTAGATAATATTTTACCACTAATTTTCTCAAATCCATCTATATTTGAGATTAATTACGAATATTTACATAAACAATTTGATTATAAAAATAAACAATTTGAAATTGATGAAATTATTAAAAAATATAAAAATAAAAAACAATATTTATCATATAATAATCTTGTATTTAATTTATTAGAGTGTGATTTAATTAAAGCTGTCTTTCACCCTAGACGAGTTCAACACTATTTAGAAACATATAATTATTATATTTGTATTGATGAATATGGCGATGAATAAATACTATATATATTTTATAAATAAAAATATTTTACTATTTTTAATAGTTTGATAAATTATTAAATTTATTCATCTTCACTTTCATCCAAATAATGACGATATGGATGTTTTTGAAAATTTTCATATTCATCTAAATCAAAATCAGAATCTAAATCACTACTATCATTATACATTATATTATCATCCATAATTAAGTCTGGGACTTCTATATTTTTTTTTAAAAATGTTAATTCTTCAAAACATAAATCATAACGACAATATGGACAAGATGAATTATCTTTACACCATTCAAATAAACATGTTTTACAAAACATATGTTTACATTTTGTATATATATTAGAATCATTATCTAAACAAATACTACATTTTTCTAATGGTTTTGGTAATTCAGATATAATCATACTATTGTATATTTGTCCAAAAACTATTATTTTATATTTTATTAACCATGTTTTGCGATCTATATTTTTTTTTTTTCGAATTACTATTTTTGATTCAGTAATCAATAAATTTTCGGGATAAAGAGATTGTAACCACAATACCATATCCATTTTTCCTAATTTACAAACTGTAGAAAATATACCTGTTACGTGTATTAATTTACATGCTTGTTTTGTTAAATTATATATTAGTTGTGCCATTTGTAATGTTCCTTTTGTACATGCTATATCAAATATTGTTTCAACATGTAGACAAATCTCATTATTAAAAAAATATTCATTTTCATTACCAATTATATATTTATTCAATTCAGTTAAATCTGTATGCATATTTTGTGCTTCATCAAGTGTAGGTTCATCAAGTGTAGGTTGGTATGAATTTAACAAGGTTATTCTTGTAATATCAATTTCATTTAAACATAAATTATAAAAATATTCAAAAATATCATATTTCTCTGTTTGAGCAATATAACAAAACATATCATAAAATATGTGTCTATCTATTTTATAATAACAATATTTATCTAATTTATGTAGAAAATATATTTTTTTATAAAAATCACCATATATAACTGAATAATATATAGAATGTCCTAAAGAGATATCATCTATATTTTTGTATAACCATTCTGCATTTTCAAACATATAATTATTTACATAATTATTAAATAATCTGTTTATCATACTTTGGTTATGTTCGGCATTATATTGCCTTTTATTATCAAATAATGTATGATAATCATTTAAACATGTTCCTGAATCTTTATTATAAATCCATTTTATAATTTTTAATACATAATTGTTTTCATATTCAGTTGTAAAAGGAGTTAAACAAAATTTTACTAAACGTATATTAAATAAATAGGATGTATTAAAATCTTTGCATATACTTATTATCCATTCTGCTATTTGAAAATTATTTATTCTACATACTATTTTAAACACTTCTGATACATCTAATAACATGGAGTGAATATAATGAATATCGTGTCCTTTATTTACTTTTTTTGTATTATTATATATAATTTTTGCTACAGATAAATAACCATAATAACAAGCATTTTTAAACGCAAATTTTAAATCTACTGGTGTTAATTGTTTATCTGTAAATGATACAATTGGACTTGAATATACACCATATCCATATATAAAAGGAATTACATTTTTAATAAAATCATCTTCATTTATTTTTACATTTGGAGTTTTGCATTCACATTTGAACGAATTTTTTATATCGGAAATATCGGAATAATGAATATGATTACACTGTGTCCAATCTTTTATTTTATCATCAAAGTTTTTTTTACAATATAAGCATATAATTGAATTAAATAATTCATAAAATAATTTTTTAAATATATTAGTACAATCATTATCTGTATTAAATAAAAAATTAATTATATAATTATTATTTTTAATTTCACAATATTCATAAATATCTGCTAAATATTTATTATCTGTCATGATTTTATTATTATTTATAATAGTATATAAATATTCTTTTTTATATATAATTGTTGTAATAAAATCGGGAAAACAATTTTGAATTTAATTTAAACTATTAATCAATATATTATAATATATTGATGAATTATATTATAATATATTGATAATGTATTGATGTATTATTGATAATGTATTGATGTATTATTGATAATGTATTGATGATTTGTATAAAACCTATTAGAATTAGATTCGCGCATTATTGGTATGAATTAGATTCTAATATATTGATGAATATATTATAATTATTTATAATATATTGATGATTTTGACTTAAAACTTATTTACTATAATAATAGTAAATGAGTTTTTATAATGAAATATTGCCAAACTTATATTTAGGAAGTATTGAAGCATCACAAGATTTTAATTTTATTAGTAAAAATAATATTTCTATAATTGTAAATTGTAGTAAAGATATTGTTAATAAATTCTCCATAAATTTACTCAAACCACTTGAAGAAGCACCTGAAATAGTTCAAAAATGGTTATTGGATAATAGTTATTATATAAAATATTATAGAATTTCTATTGATGATTCTGGAAAAGATAATGATATTGAACAATTTTATTTTTATGTTAAAAATATAATACAACCTATTATTGATGAATATAAAAAAGGTAAAACTATTTTAATTCATTGTTTAGCTGGAAACCAGAGATCAGCAGCTTTTGTAACAATTTTTTTAATGTATTATAAAAAATTATCATTACAAGAAAGTATAAATTTTGTATTAGAAAAAAAACCAAATGTATTTTTTTTTGGTTCTAACATAAATTTTATGAATGCTTTACTTAAATTTGAAAAAGATATAAATAATTTATGAAACATACTAATGAAATATCGAAATTATTTATCAAGAAGTAAATCTACTTCAATTAATTCAATTAATTCAATTTATTTAGATGAACCAGTAAAATTAAATACACAGGGTATGAAAAGACCCTAACATTGAATGTATTTTTTGACAATTAACCGAACCATGCAATTTTAAATATTCAAGGGTTTATAATACATAAGTTCAAATTATTTGTTTGAATCTAATTTAAATTAATAAATATATTATAATTATTTATTATATATTGATGAAGTATTGATGATTTTTATAAGAACTATTAGAATCTAATACGAAATATTTTTATAATTAATTAATGTATGGACATTTCCTAATGCACTTATATCAGTAATATTGCTACAACCTTTTACATATAATTCATATACATTTACTTATTATTTATTTTCTCAATATTAATTACATTATCCATATAAGGTAATATTTCTTTATCATGAGTAATTATGATTAATGTTTTATTTTTTGTTTCATTTAATATTAATTTTATAACTTTTATTCTTGTATTGTTGTCTAAACCTGCTAAAGGTTCATCAAATATAATAATATTTCCTTTATATGATTTTAATATACCTCTAATTAAAATTATAACCTTCTGCATCCCTACTGATAAATTAGATCCTCCAAATTCAATACTATTGTTTATTCCATCTTTTAATCCATTAAATATATTATTTAAATCATATTTATTTAATAATTGTATTATAAATTTATCATTATAAGAACTACCATATTTCATATTATCAATTATATTTGTATCAATCATATTAGTATTTTGATTTACATATATAATTTTTTCTCTCAAATATGTAGTATTAATATTTTGAATATCAATATTATTAATTTTAATTAAACCATCATATTTATATAATTTTAAAATTAATTTACATAAAGTTGATTTTCCATATCCAGAACGACCTATTATTGCTGTTTTAGATTTATTTTTAATATTTAAGTTTAAATTAGATAGAATTTTCTTTTTATTATACTGGAAGCTTAAATTTAATATTTTTATATCAAAATTACTTAAACTATTAATAGTTTTATTTTTATTTTTTAATGATATTTTTTTAAAAAAATTAATATTATTTACACATTTACCTATATTTTCTAAAAAAATATTAATAGAATTATTAATTTTTAAATATGTTGATGAAAAATATAATAAACATAAAACTAATAAAGTCTTATTTTTTATATTTCTATTCATCGTAAAATAAATTACAAATATTAAAAATATATACAAATTAATAATTAAATATAATTTTAATAAATATGTCTCTTTATCAGCATTTTGTGTTTTATTTTTATATTGACTAAAATTATCACTAATTTTATTTTTTTCTTTGTTTTCTTCATTGTTTATTAATGTATTTAATAAATTATTCATTTGATTATTTATTTTATCATAATTTTTATAATACATTTCATTTTGAATTATTCTAGTTTTAATTATATTTTTTGATTTTAAAGTAATAATAATTAATAATGATATTAAACATAATAACATTATTAATCCAATCCCTTTATTTATATAAAATAATATACAGATTATACTTATTAATATTATAAATGTTGGTAATATAAAACCAAAAAATAATGTGAAAGTATCACTCCATTGTGAAGATACAGTTAAAATTCTGGTTATAGTAGAACCAATTTTAATATTTTTAAAATTCTCACCAATATAATCATATAATGAATTAATATATTTATTTCTATTAAGTTTTAAACTTTCGGTAGTTATTACAACTTCCAATCTATTTTTAATATATGATATTGTAGTAAATATTATAGCAAATACAAAAATATAAAATAAATACTTATTTTTATTTTTATTACTATTAATATTAATTATATAATCAAATATAAAAATTAATCCAAATGTTTCTAACATATAATGCAAAATTGTTAAAATAATAAATATATTTATTTTTATTTTATTATTTTTAAAATAATCAGAAAAATAAATATTAAATATTTCATTCATTAGTTAATAATGATATAAAAATTTTAATTTTAAATAATATTTTAACATTTGAGTACTTATATTAATATTTTTTTTAATTTATGATCAACTAAGATTTTTTTTGGATATGTATAAATATCCACATTATTTTCCATTTGCAACTACCATAAATGGTCTTCAATCTTTTCTTCTAAATTTTTTTTTATTTTTTCTTGATTATTCATTGTGATACTATATATAATAAAAAATATTTATATAATTTTTATTATATAGTATCAAAATCGGCGTTTTAAATCTTCAATGGTGTAATTAAAATTAAAATAAAGATAGATGAATTGGATCTCTTTATCAGTAATAAAAAACTATTTATATTTAGAACCAATGTAAATAAATGTTTAATAAAGAAAATAAAAAATTAGATGATGCTTAATTTTCCATATTTTTCTCCCATTAAGATATGCTTGTATGTCCCATCATCATTTTTTGGTGCCATCATTGTGAATTTGACTTTTGACTGAAAAAGCATCATGAAGTCTGATCCACCGAAAAGGAAATTTCCGAGCCCTTCTCCTTTGTTGTGATGTCCCAGAATTGGCCAAGTTAAATTACATGAGCTAACCTGAGCCATTCCCATTGGAATTAGCGCGACTAGTCCATATTTTTCTGTCTTGAGAATAGCATATGCATGTGTCTGTTTATACTGCCAACCCAGACTATCATTTGGAATAAATTTCTTTTCTTGTTCACTCCATGTAACACTCAATGTCACTCCACGAGTTACAGTATGATGCTCAATTACTTCTCCGGTTAGTGGATAATGATATCTATGATAATCATTAACATTCAAGAATGCATGAGTTAGAGTTCCATTAGCGAATTCATTCGCGTATTTTGAGCCTTGTAAAAGATCGACATGTATGTTTTTATAATCCAATAGTTTTACTTTGACATTTTTGTTAAGTTGCCCATTTCCATTTATCTTCCAAACACCTTGTGGAACTGAATCGGCTGGGCTTGTGACGATGCTATTATCATCCTTATTACTTATAGGATGAGATTCAGATGGACATGATAGAGTTCTAGAAAACCATTCATTAAATGTCCGCCATATATTTCCTTTTTCATACCATCCAGAATTCATATTGAACTCGCCTGACTGTACAATTTTATTGTAATACTGATTATTCCAAGATTTATCAGTATCTAAGTATTCTCCAATAACTACTACATATTGGAGTAACCATTCCTGGAAGATCGGATAATATTGAATACTATTTTTAAATAAACCTAAGTTTTTTAAATCATCAAGTGGTTGATCAATCAAAAAATAGAAATAACAGATCCCGTCTAGCATATCTTGCTTTGAGACGGTGTCACTATTAGTTAGTTGATCAGGTGTATGAAGCACATAATTATTTATGAATAAAATATACTCCTTAATATTTTTGACCTTATTTTTTTCCTCGACATTTATTTTGCTGCTAGCCATATTTATAGATTTCTCTAACATATCATATAAAATGGGATTTTTTTGCAATCGGGTAATTAATTCTTGCACAACTGGTAACATATTATGTTTTGAAAGATCATTTGTCATAGTATCCCCTAAAATTGGTGATTTATGCGTATTATTTATCGTATTATTTATCGTATTATTTTTTATATTTGTATATTCCATATATATATAAATATATATAAATATAATTCTTAAATCTAATTATAGTCACTAAATAGTTTTATATGAATATAAATATATAAATATATAAATATATAATAATGTTTTATTGTTATATATTAAGAAACAATGATGAAAAATACAATAATCATA